GTAAACTAAATAAGAATATTATTTCATTAATTAACGGAAATGATTTTTGATTTGATAATAAAGGTCTAGCATAAGGTAAAGGAGAACTACTTGCTATAGGATTATTTATAGTTTCATACTCAATAATTCCTAATCCATTCCATTCACCTAATTCTTTAAATCTAGGATGTGATTCATTTAAAATAATACTTTTTACTCTTACTGGTTGGAAAATATTGCCTACTTGTTGGGCAAGCAAATTACTAAAAACATCACCTACAGATGAATTAAAAGCATTACTTAAAGCTGATAGTCCTGATTTTGTTAAAGGCATTATTTATTTTCTCCAATGTTTTTAGCTAAATCAAATAGCTGTGCTTTTTCTTCTTCTGAAAAAGATAATTCATTTGAATTGTTTTGGGCTTGGGCTTGTAGAGCACGTTGAACAATAGTAGCCATCTTGATTAATTGTTCATCATTTTTAACTCCAATCTCCATATATTCCTTAATCAAAGGAACAACTAAAGTAGCATCACCAATATCATTAATAAGAGGTTTTAATTCACCAATCAAAGCAGAAATTTGTGATTCCTTTTTCTTTTGGTTCTCATAAATTTCTTCTAAAATATCAGAAAATTTTTTCTTTTTAAATATTACAGCGTCTAAACTCATAAATTTTGATTATAAATATTAAAATCAAAACTTTGTATATCCGTGTTCTAAATAAAATACATAACCTACTTTAAATATATCATATAGCTTATTAGCTATTTTAGTAATCTTAGGAGTTTTAACATCTATAATTTCACGAATGTAAATATAAAGTGCTTTTTTATTAAAAACATCTAAATGTTCTCGTTTACGAAATAATTCTAAAATAGCATCTGCAATTTTAGCATCTTCTTGTTTAGGGAAAATTTCATAAATATGTTCAGTACAATGTATTGCAAACTGGTCTATAAAGTAAGATAAACGTTCTATAGGTTGGGAATCATCCATTTCGTACGAATGACGTTCATCTTCTTCTAAGATTTCTATAGGTGCAGTATCAATACGTTTTTTATAATTTTTCTGATTAGATAAAATTAAATAACGTTTAGCAATAGTACCAAAATAAGAATATGCTTTAGCTCCTTTAGCAGGATTAAATAGATGCATTTTAGATATTAGGAAAGAAATTACTTCAAATTGTAAATCCTCAATATTATCTACTTCAGTATAATAAAACTTAAAGGTATGAATGATGTTTTCAGTTAATTTAAAGAAACCATAATGGATACGTTCATGATAAATTTTATTTTTCTCATCAAATGTAGGAGTATTATTATACAATACAATCGCATCTTCAGTATCTTGAGTAAAGTATTGTACTCCTTTCTTTTTCTTAACTACTACATCACTCATAAGTTTTTAATTCTAAATTGGTTTAAAACATCTTGAATCATTTTAATGTTTGTAAAGAAAAATCCAATCTCATCATCACTTTGAAAAGATCCTTTAACATCTATTTCATTAATCTTTTTATCTGACATTTCAATAATATCTGAGATTTTATTAAGGTAGGTTAAGTAAGAAGCTAAAATGTCTTCTTGTTTTTCATTTTTCCTAAGAAGGTTAAAGGTCGTGTATCCTAAGACCACGACCGCTATACCTAAAATAATTACTAAAACTATCATAAATTATTTAACATGTTTTTCAACCCCTCACTCTTTAGACTACCTAATGCTTTACTTTTAGTAGCTGGTGCTGATGATGTTGATTTTTTATTTGTCTCCAAGGTAAATGATTTACTTGGCTTTTCCAAGTTAAATTTAGGAAACCATTCTTTTTCAAACTCAATACGAGCAGCCATTAAATCAGCTTGATGTACAATGTAAGGCAAGCTAGTTCTAGGTTTAGTCTCTGGCATATAAGTTAAAAGATATTTCTTATTAGCTTCATCATATAAACCATCATGAGTCTGAATAGTAATCATTTCGTTAAATGTGTATTTAATATCATGAGCCTGGAGTAAATATAGGCCATGATCAGGAACAGAAGCAAAAGGCAGTTTATCATTAAACATATAATCTTCACCTAATTTTTCTTGTCTCCATTTATCTGTTTGAGGAATATATGAGTCATGTTCCTCATCACCTAATTTACCCAGGTCATGATTCAGGGCAGAAAATACAAGTTCTTCTTTAGTATAAGTAGTAATATCAGCACCCATTTGAGCCCACAATTCATGAAGATGAAGAGCACAAGTAATTACTCTATTTACATGTTCTACATATCCTCCAGGAAATGCGTTATGATATTCCTTTTTATGAGCGGCGGGCATCAACATTAGACGCTCAGAATACTTTTCATAAAATTCCATTAATTTCGTTTTACGAGGTTCAGAAATATGATCCTCAATAAAACCAATTAAACGTACCCAATTTTGTTGGATTTGTTCTGCTGTTAAATTCATAAATTAATAATTATTTACTTCGTTTGGTCCTAAAGGTTCTTGTTGGATAAACACCTTAGCATCATCAATTGCTTCTCTTAATGTTACAAGTGATTCTTGAACTTGTTCTGTTGTCCCCCCTCGTTGTAGATAAAAGTGCAACTTTTCTATTTGCCCCTCTGCCTTTTCTAACCTTCTCGTTATTATTTCTCTATTTTTCATATTTCTTCCTTAACCCTGTAGATATAATGTAACAAGGAAAAATCTGTGAGCCAAACTTAGGTTAAAAGGAGTTTTACAAATTCTAAATTCTTTTGAAGATGTAAGCATTTTTCATACTCTTCTTGTTCCTGGAAGTAATTTATAGCTAATTCTAAAGCTGTTTTTAAATGTATATCTGAAAATTGGTAAATGGCTTCTTGATGTTGTAAATTATTAGTATCTATTTTTTTAATATATTCCCAAGCCTTAGTAAACACTACATATTCTCCAGCTCTATCTATATCTACTTGATCTAAACCTTCATCTAATTTATCAAAAAATTTAAGTAATTGAAGGTGAAAGACCTCATGATTATAAATAAGTTTTTTAAACATACCAACCCAAAATAAAGGATGATTTTTATAATCTTTAATTAAAACATCTGCTATCTGTGCTTTCTCTTTAAGAGAATCAGGTTCTTTATCATTGAATAAATCAAATATTTTATCGATGTTCACAACCATAAATATAGATGGCCTATACTTCTCATATAGGCCCTATATTAAACTACCCTAATCGGGTCACGTCAGTTGTCAAATTCAACCAATAACGTCATCTAAATGGTCAGGAATACCATCTCCATCAACATCAGCAATTTCAGTATAGCCAAAAGCAGCCATAAACTTAGCTACTCTATCTTTTAAATCTCCATCAGTATCTTCAAACCAGTCTTCTTTAAGTTGGTCATGATCTAAAATATGGGTTAATGCTTTATACATTTTTTCAACATCATCCACTAAGTAGATATCTGGTGTATGAAAATCTAAACTAAAAGCATAATCATCGATTTGAGGAATTTTTAATAAATCATCTGTCTTACCTATTTTCTTTTCAGATGGAACTTCTTTTCCAAACTTATGAAAATATTCTCCAACGTAGATATATCCTTGTCCTTCTTTTAATTGAAACTCACTCATTATTTTAATAAATTATAATATTCTACAAAATGTTTAATACGATCAGGTAAACCAATTGTTCCACCATTTACTCTTTTAGTAACGCCTGTTACTGTTCCTTGGTCAGCTCCTTTATCACAAATAGCCCACAAACCATTCTTATTAAAGAACCAAGCAGCAGACATTAAAGGATACTTAGTAGCAACCAAATCAGGATTAGCTAAAATATCTTCAGGAACAAACTTATCAAAAGAAGAATAATTATCTTTACCCGTCAATTGGATATAACCACGACCTCTAAATTTATATCCATCTTGAGTAGGTTCAGCTCCATTACCCATTCTACCTCCGTAAACACGGGAAGCAATAGCAATAGGTTTACGAGCATATTGTTCAGCTAAAGCTAAAGTAGGGAAATATTTTTTAAATATACCCATTAGACCTTTAGAAGAATAATTCAAATTTTCTGAAGTTGCTTTCCAACCACCTGATTCATGTCCGCATTGAGCTAAGAAATGAGCTAATCTTAAAGGATTAGTTATATTAAATTTAGCAGCAGTATCAGGGATCTGAGCTAGTACAGAATCAGGAATATG